GGGAAAGTCTCAAGGGAAATTCGATTTCGGAACTCTATAGTAAATTTATCTTTGTCTATAACAGATGATAGCAATTGCACTCCTCATCCTACTCAATGTATGGATACTTCATCAGACCAGGGAACCACAAAAATTGGTCGAAGTGAAGGAAAGATATCGTATCCTCAGGGAACATTTAAACGATACAAATCATGAACGATTTCACATGCTTGTGAGGTGCATACCAATCACCGGATTTATTCGAATGAATGGATCAATTGGCTACAATACAAACAAAGGTGGTGAAATTGCTGTGTGTCTCGATGGGGAAACAAATGAAATCTTTCACGTCTTGATACATGAATTGGCACATTGTACAGTCCCAGAGTATTCTCACTCTCAAGAATTTTGGAACAATTACATCGAACTCCGTGACATATGTGTAGACCTAGGTATCTATGATAAAATACCCAATAAGACGGCCTTCTGTGGCGAGCATGTTCAGGATAAATAATCTACGCTTAGATAAATGAAGACACCGATCGGTATTTTGCTGATGGCTATCGCCTACTGGATAGCCATTTATGGTGTAACACTCATTCCCCAATACGTGAATAACTACTACGTCAATCTCATTTGGTTAACCCTCGTCATACCAAACATGCTGCGTTTTATAGTTGGAAGTGTTCCTCGCCTCGCGGTGGATCGTGTTTTCTTCTTGTCGACGACTGTCATCGCGATGGTTCTCACATTTGCGATAAATGCCATTTCCAAGGAAACCAAGGAGGGAATAAAGAATTCGGCTGCGGACAAAAGTAAGAAACTGAAGACAAGTTTCTTGCTCATGGGGACATTCGCAGCTGGAGCCCTCATAACATATTATGCGGGTATTGATACCTCGATCTATAGTAATATGGGTTGGGAAAATCAGGGCTTAACGATGTAATCCTTGACAAAGTAGAAAATAATAGCCGCCACGACACCAGTGGAGGCGAGGCCAACCATGCTCCTACCCCCTTGTTCGTTAAGGAACTTGGGGATAGAAGTCGCCAAACGATCCTGAACAGGCTTGCTGATAGCCGCCGCAGTGCAAGCAGCAACGACGAGAGCCGTGAGCTGTTCATCGGTCATGTTGAGGGGGTTCTTATTCTCGGGTTGGGAAGCAGCCTGTTGGGGGGAGGGGTACGCCGCTTGAGGCTGAGGAGCCGTCATTTGGGGCATCATACCCTGCATCCTGGGCTCGTCTGTCATCATAGGGGGTTCCATCATGATATCATTAATGGGAGTAGAATCCATCGTCGTCGTCTCTTTACTTTGACGTATATTTTTTTCAGGTGTAAAAGACGTGGATGGGTTGTCGTTGAGGGGAACCATTCCCTCACCGTCATCCGCCAAATTCATGGTGTTCACTTGATCTGAAGCCATTTAGTATAGTCTTATGTTTTTGAATTCAACACTCAACGCGTCTTGGTGATTTTGAGATTTGTCTTTTTTGTTGCCTTCTTGGCATCCTCTTCCTTCTGCTGAAAGTGTTTGGGATTATACATCTTCTTATGAAGACGCCACAAATCTGGACCACCTACCCTGAAGTTTTTCCTGACAGTTGCCTTGTACCAAAACACACAATCCTGAATCTTGTTAGACTTTACCGTGTTGTCTAAGACGAGACATTCGTAGTTTTCTGTGCAAGCATCCATGACTTTACAGAACATATCGAAGGATGGGAAGATACCAAAGAAGGATTTGTACAACTTTTCTCTATTCTGGATAATATTCTCCCTGAGGATGAAGACATAATCTACATTTGCACGAAGTGCTGGTGGAAGATCCATCACGTACTGCATCGTCAACATGAAGAAAATCTTCCAGTGACGACCATTCATAAAACATTGACGAATACACGTGTCCTTGAGAAACTTCGAATCATACATACAATCATCTAAAAGCATGAATGCCCCACAATTAGTCTTACCATTTCCAACCAATTTCCGTTGTCTCGCCATCACTCTCTCTATGGCATCCCGATCGTAGTCACCATATATGAAGAGGTCCGGAATGAAGTCTGAATAGAAATGGTTACCCTCTTCTGTTCCTGAAAGAACAATTCCCGCTGGAAGATGTTTCTTGTGGAACATGATGTCTTTCACGAGGGTAGACTTACCTGTATTACGCTTGCCGATAAAAACACACACCCTGTCATCCGCGATCGTCTCGGGTTTGAATTTCCTCAACTGAAGGTTCATTCTACTCTAGTGTATCGTTTTATTTAGCAAAATTTTACTCATTTCGACCTAAGTCATATATGTGAGGGAATTGCAGAAACTCTTTTTAATACCAAATATTAAAGATGAACATGCAAACTGGTTTCGGTGATGAAGGGACGGCGATGACAGAACAGTACATCACCAGTATGATGGACATATTACTACCAGTGATGGAAAAAGCTATGTTGTTTGCATCTGAATATTCCAAAGCTTGTGGAAGAGACACTGTACTCCCAGAAGACATGGAATATGCGATGAAATACTGTGCGATGTACACAGTTGGTCAGGATATTGGTACTCTATTCCCAGATATATACGATGAAGAAGTGTCGGATGATGAATCAATCGAAGACGTTCCAGACGAGGACTGTCCACCCTTTGAGAGATACTCAGGAGATGACGAACGTTTCATCCTCATGAACCAAGCCTATGATCGATGGAACGAATGGACACCCCAAAGTCCGGTAGAACAGATGTTAAAAAATGCTATTAATAGTAATGAGCACCTATGAACCCGATGCATGGTCATTCTCCGACAAAGGATTTAAGTCGTATGATTCGGATACCAGCTCTAGCGAAGATTCCTCAGATGATGAGCAACTCTTCTCGAAAATGAAAACAATCAAGACAAAAAAATTTAAAAAGATTGTGGAGAAGCAAGAGTTATTACCAGAATAATTTTCCCAGGCTATAATAAACACCATGTCCGCCGTCACCAAGACTGTCAACCTTGTTACTCAAGAGCTCCAGACCCAGACCCTCAACTCGATTGTTGGTGGTTTCTCCTTCGCCGCCGCGATGTCCTGGATGGACCTGGTCCGCTGGATCATCACCCAAATCGTGAAGGTTCCCAAGAACAGTGGTTCTCAGTACGCGCTCACCGCCATCCTGACCACCCTCATCTCGATCATCGTGTTCATGGTCATCTCCCGCATCAACGGTCGTGTGAAGAAGCCCGCTCAGCCCGTGTTCGCTATCACTCGCTAATTGGTCTCCGATACCTTCTGGGTTGTTGTTTCATGAGTAGAAGTAGCATGATACCAATGACTACAATCATAATGATATACGTATATTCCCTCTTCCATCTATAAACATTCTTCACTTCAGGAATGCTTATAGGTTCTTCCTTTGTAACTTCTTCAATGGGAATTTTTGGTAAGTTTTGCAGTTTATCTGTCGAACATGTAATTTCAAATTTTAAGATGTGATCTTGATTCATAAAGTCATATGGGATCAGGCGTCCATTACTCATGTAGAAAAATTCAATTTTGATGTCTCGAATATATTTTTGGGGACCAGAATGAAAACGATGTGTGAGTGTATCATCAGCTCCACTGAAATTGATAAAGTCTGAACCATCCAGGAGTATGTGTCCAGTGTAGAAAGGTGTGGAGGTGTACACACTTTGTCCAAACTCATCAGATCCCGCAGTTAGTTTTAAAACAAGTGAATTTGGACCATACAAGTTTATAGCCCCAGATACGAGGACATTACTCACAGAAGTGTAGTCATCATATGAGAAACCCAAGAGTTGATAAGGTGTTGTCACCTGTGACGATTCTTTATTGAAACCATTGGTCCCGGTATGGAACTCAAAAGTAAAATTGTTGTCACCTGGGCTATTATTTGAAAAGATGATTCCATTCGTATCCGAATCATAAATCACACTGTCAACATTACTGGTTGGTGGTGTAAATTTTAATTGTAAATCATTTGCAAGATCCGTACCAGATGAATAGTTCGTCGCATCCAAAGCAATGTCGACACCGTCAACACTAAACGTGTTATTTGTCGCACACACAGTCAACTGTGGTGTGGGTATGCGAGCAGAAACCAATTTAATTTCGGTAACATCATAGATTGGATTCTCCAAATGTATGACGTAATTATTTTGACTCGAAAGTGTGTTTGAATATTCGTCAATCACGTATGTACCATTTGTGTCATAGTACGAATTAGATGCGATTACGTTGACTCCACGCTGACTACTGTCAATAGATAGGTTATACACCTTCATTAAAATATAGGCACAATATTTTAATGAATGTTTTCGTCTACGAAGTAGAAGTTTAATGAGAGAGGGAATGGGCAAGAGGGTTGTTCTGGAGCTGACGCTTCGCAATATCGAGGCTACGTGTATTGGGGTTTTCATGACCCTTGTAGGCATTGAACTGATGGAAAGGTTTCTGTTGGTACTGTTGTGTCCAACCACCATTCGCACTGTTAATACGGCCGTCAACACGCGTGGTATCAGAGCGAACAGTTGTCAAGCGACCACCTTGTTTGAGGGCGCTCTCACGAACATTCATGCGACCAGCGTTACCCATACGGTTGGGCTTACCACGACGATCCTCTGGGCGGAAACCATACTTCATGAGCTCCTCGTTCGTCTTCGCAGTCACTTGAGCGGCAGCACTGTTCGTGTACGCACCGTGATGGCTATGGATACCTGGTGTGGCCTGGTTGTAGTAGCTGTACTGCATATCATTGCGATCGCTCTTGAAACGGGTAGGATCTTGAGACACTGTCTGAGCAGAAACAAAACGCTTCGCACCATTGAAGCCGAGACCATCTGTACGAAGACCAGTCTCCGACCTGTTAGTAGTGCGCTTCGTCTTCTCATGCTCGTTACGCGGAACAACACCAGACATACCCTGAGCGCGACCAGGCATAGTGGGTAACCGGGAAGGGAGGTGAGCCGTCGTCTCAGGCTTGTTGTGAGTGAGTTCACCAACAACGGCAGACCGACCACCCGTAACATCGGCAGCAGGACCAGAACGCCCAGGGAGGGTTGTGAGCCTGTACTCACCAACATTCACTGGGTTGACCCTAAACATCTGCTGGTAACCACCAACAGCTGGAACATTGGCATCAACACCGAGACCAGGACCAACCAACTGCTTCTCAATGGGAGACAAATTGTTCATGCGACCATGATCATACATACGATTACGCATGTTCAGGATCTCCTGACCACCACTTCGCTGCTGCTTGGAAATATCAGCGAAACTCGCCATCTCCATCTTGTGGGGAACCTCGACGATGGGTTCGAAATTAGAATTTCCTATTTCTACTTCTACGGGAGCCTTCAGTACTGGCTGTTTCGTCTCCACTTTAGGGGGTTCAGACTTAGTACTCAAAGTTCGTCCGGCATATACGAGACCGGCTACAGCCATAAGTGAGATGGGATCAGCCATTCTTACTTCTTATTAACATTTTTATTAACGTACCTTTGCTGAAAGAGACCATTTTGAACTTCGGCACGGGTACTCGCGGGTTCGTATCGCATTGTGCGGAGAGGTACCTTGCACTCCATGTTGGTGAGGGGGAATAGGTTACGCTCGTATGTTTGAACTATAGTTTTATTGAAACGGGATGTAGACTGGGGGCGAAGTTGATCACTCGTATCTATGTGCTGGGCTGGAGAACCCTTACCAGCCATGTAGGGAGCGGTTCCGTACAACATTGTGTTGGGGCGGCACCCACCACAGTTAAGGGTACTGGGCTGAGGATACACGAAAACTTCATCGGTCGCTTTTACTGGAGGAATGGCACCCTTGTTTTGAACTCGGGAAAGGCCGGGTTGAAGCTGATACGCCATTTATTATTACATGAGAATTTTAATCTAACTATAGGTTCCGCCACGAGGACCCCTGATGTCCCCGTCACCCCCGAGACCCGCGAATGCCTCGAGCTGAACACCACGAGCGTCTGGGTTACAGAAGCGAGTGTCACTCTTACACATTGGACCATTCTTGGGTCCGTACAACCATTCCGCAAACGCCGTCTGATCACCGGGGATCTTGGTGACGGGGTTCGATACAAACTGACGCTCAACAGCGTTCCTCATGTACTTGGGAAGGGGGGAACGAGAGCGCCCAGCATCGAAGGGGATGCGATCACCTGTATAATTTTGTACGAATGGCTTCACACTTGGGTAATAGCAGGCTTCGAGACGGTTGGGGGCATCAGTAAAGTCTGTGATGAGAACATTACCCATAGGGTTGTCTTCGGTGGGCATCTGACAACTCTCCCCCTGTACGTTATAACCGTACGTCTCCTTGACCATTTTAGACCGATAAAGAACATAAATGACAGAAAGAAC